GCCGGTAACACTGAGCGTTACAGAAACTGAACTTGCACTTGAACTCGGAGTTACTACAGTAGAGGCAGTATTAGTAGAGGAAAGAGTGCCTCCAGTAATAGTCCAAGAATATACTGGACTAGTAATGCCATTTAAGACTGCAGTTAATGTAGCTGTTTCAGGAGTAAAAGTATTACCTACTGCACTCTTTGAAAAAGCACTGTATCCGGAAATATCAACTGTTTGTGCAGATGCTGCAGTTGGCGTAGCTGTTAGTTGATTCGATACAGTATAGTTATCTGGCTCAATTTCAGATATTAAAGCGTACTTTACATAATATGCAGTTCCAGCAGTTAATCCAGGAATAGTTATTGTTAGCCCTGTACCATCATAGTACGGAGTTACTCCAGTAGTAGAAAATCCAGTAGTAGTCGAATACCAGACTTTAATTCCGATTAAATCATCTCTAGGCGTAATACCATCAGTGTCAAGAGGAGTATCAACTTTAAGTATAACGGAAGATGGCCCTGCAGTTAAAGTAGCGCTCATTTATTAATTCCTAAAATATAAACCGCCATATTCCTATTGCGGTTTGTTACGGGGCAATTTTTGTTAATAATACTGTTAACAAACTACTAGTAGAACTATAGTTGCCTGCATTATCTACTACTCTACAAGCTACACGATACTGCGTTCCTGGTGCATTAGATAGTCTAGGAGTTGAGAACTCTTTTAAATCTATACTTGTTGTACCAGTAAAAGTAACTTTCTTAATGTCAGTGCTTGTGCTATCCCAAAAATCGCCTGTACCAGGATCCTTAAATATTCTTACTTCAAAATATTTAAAATCATTTGGCTTTATGGCCACATAGGGAACAATATTTAAAAATCTACGAGAACGTTTGGCAGTCATGCTACTAATACCTGAAGTATTAGTAGACCTACCGTTTGCTACCACATATTGAACGTCTGACCAAGGACCTGTTAAAGTACCGTCAGCATTTGTATACCTGGCGCGAACTTTGTAACTTGCTCCAGTAGTAAGATTACGTATCGTAATACTTCCACTGTCTTTGTTTGTAATATAGGAGTTAGTAGAACTGTTATCGTTAAACTCAGAGTTGGCTAAAACTATTTGTAATTCAATTTTTGTAGCATATTGCGACAACTTAATTGGGTTAGCAAAACTAACAAGTAAGATGTTTTGATAGTTTCCTACAGATATTTGCTCATTTATATCGTTGTCGCTTACCATTGCGGTAATAATTGGTGGATACAAAATAGAATTTGTTCCAACACTAACACTTTTTCCAGTTATGTTAGCATCATATACGAGGTTAGTAAACGCTTCATTATAGATATCTGGGGAATAATCTACCAATGTTAATCTAGCTGAAGTGTTTCCGGTCGGCTCTATTGAAATAACTATTAAATCTTGAGTCTCTTTGTTAACTTCTCCAAGCATGAATAAGTTGTCAGCAAGTACTCCATCTGCCGATACTGAACTAGATAGATCAATTGTATCATAATAACCTGTTGTGGTTATTGGAGCAAGATTTTTTAGCTTAGAATTACTAGAATTAGCATTAGTACGTATACGTATTACATAAGGAGTGCCTGATGTAAGTTTAATACTTTCTGAAAGTTTTAACGTTAAGCCGCCATTAGATATGGCAACAATACGGCCAGTACCTGTACCCCACATAGGCACATCGTGTGCAACTTTAACCCAGTCACCACGATTACATACCAAATATTCAAAATCAGTGTTAAAAGTGTATGTCTCTGGTCGCATAAAAAGTTGTGCAAAATGCCATTTAGCAAAGTATTCTGCTTGAGCTTTATTAGTAACTCCTGATAAACGTAACTCTTCAAAAATTGCAGCGTTACTTGAGTTTTTACCGTTGTTGTAAACAATTATTTCGTTTGGTTGATAAGCTTTATCTGCATCTGGGTAAGTTATGCGGAAACCATCTGGTATTTTAGGCAGAATTTTAGTAGACTCAAATCCCCAACTATTGTGCGGTGTAAAGTGTTGCACAGGGTAACTGCGCGGCTCGTCTATTACCACAGACCACTTACCATCAATAAAACTAGGGCTAGCTTTACCTGCTGCTGCAATATCTCGCAATACCTCCATTACACTCTGAGTACTGGTTAATACAGAATTGTAACTTAGTTTTTTACTTACACAAAAGTCATGCCAGTGTTGAAACTGAGCAAGATTAATAGAACTAACAGCGTTTGCAATTTCTACTCGATATGCATTAGCTGGATGAGTTAATACATATAAAAATAAACTTGCTGGATTATTTGTGGCTCGTTTAGTCCAGTGTGCTCCGTCCCAGTCATAGCAAATTGTTTGTAAGAGAGCATTTACGCCTTCAATATTACCATTTGCTTTATTAGAGCTTTGGACACGAATAGCAGTTTTTGCTAAATTACAGCCTGGTGGATTAGTTGCGGGTATAGTATTATTATATCCAGTAACGCTAAACAATACTACCTTGTGATAATTATGAACGTTATCCGTTGGCTCTGTATCATCACTATTTACTCGACGTACTCGTACTTGATAAACATCTAGCGGTAAGTTTTTAATTTTATAAACAAAGTTAAAAGCATCTTTTCGTTTGCTATAAAAACCATTTGTTCCAAATGTTAAAATAGTATTAGCGCCTGAAGCTGCATTTAAAAATCCGTCACTGTTAAAAGTAATTCGGCAAGCTACACCAGCATTACCGCCAGTATTAGTAGCAATTATTTTTACAGTTTTAGTTCCTGCTTCAATATAAACTGTATTACTCACAGTATCGTTATACCCAGGTTTTGGAATAGAAACTACTTTTTCTCCGCCAATATAAACTTCGCCACTATCGTCAGCAGCAGCTTCTACTTTATAATACCCACTTTTTGTAAAAGTAACTGTTGCAGATTGGTCAAAGTTAGCGGTACCTGTAGTATTCCAAACACCATAAGTTTTTAGAAACTGTGTCCAACCACTCCAAATACCTGCAGCTTGTGTACCAGGCATGCCCGTGGTTTTAAAGATTTCATTTTCCACACCTGTTACTAAATCGGATTGAGTATCTGTATAGTAACCACTTGCAATATTAACTGCTACAGAACCAGTATTATAACTAGTAGTTCCAGCGTCTAAATAAGTGTCTGTTACGTTAGTGTAACTAAATCCAAAACCAGTATAGTTTGTTGAATCGCCTCGTAAATCTGTATGAGTTACATATCCTGTATTACCATAAACGCAAACATTATACAGTTTTACAAAACTAGAAGGTACAGTTGGTAATCTTGTATATGTATCGTTAAAACCTAACAAAGAACTATAACTATTTGCTCTATAATCATCTATTAAAGCAGTGCTTGGCTCGGTTAGTTGACTGTTTGTTGCGGCCCCAGCAAATAAATGCACTTGCCCACCAGGGCTAAGTGCTAGCGTATACCAACGATATAAATTAACTACTGAACCACTGTAACCATTATCACCATTTAAAATACTAGTAGTGGTATAAGTAGCTGCAGGTAGTGTAGCCGTAAAAGCTGAAGTAGATGTTGCTGAAGCAGTACCTAATGCGTAATTAGGTAGATTAGTCCAGTCACTAGTAGAAGTTTTATATTGTATTTCTACAACTGCTGTGGCTTCATTGACTTTACCAGCATCTTTGTCTTTTGTAATAATTTGACGCATACCTTCTGGAAAGGTAAGTGCTATGTCAAGCCCTGTTACTTGTTGTATTAGTGACGATGTTGCCCAAGGATTATTTCCTGTAACTACATCATTTACTAATTCTACTTGCTTAATTTCTTGTTCTACATCTTGTCCATATAGTTTGTTAAAAGCTGTAGGATTATCTGTAGAATATCCATATAGCGTAACTGGCATTGGCAATTCTTGTGCAAAACCAGTATAGTAATCTGTTATTGGGCTATTGCCAATCTGTATACCACTTACTTCAAGGGGGCCAAAACCCCAAACAATAAGTAAGTTTAAAATACTTGTATCCGTTAATGACTCAACATAAGGAGTTGCACCCAACATACCAGTCATTCGTACTTTTCCAAGCACTACAGGTATTGCGCCAAAACGGTTAGCTTGATTACTACTACCGTTAAATAAATTTAATTGATTAGCAGAACCTGGATCAGCCTGCATATTAGGCCTGATAGGAAATATAGCATTAGCCAATGCCATGCCCGCCATATTAGTAGCTGCAACGGCTGCTGTAAAAGCTACTTTTTGCCCAAAGGTTACACCAGCAGCAGTAATTGCTTGGCCTTCTGCTAGTCCTGCAGCATACGGCCCTATATATTGAAAGGCGATAACGGCTACTACTACCATTAGTAACATACGAGCCGCGTCTTTACCAGGTACTGCTCGATAGGCTAATGTTTGTCCTTGTTTGACAACTGTGGTTTTCCAGTCTTTTTGTGCAACTGGTATTCCGTCAATTAAAATAACGATTTTTGAAAATAACTTTTCGCTGACTTTGTACTTGTTTTTAATAAACTCAGCAAATTGTTGAACTGTAGTTCCTGCAACCGTCCAGTCGCGATGAACTATAGTTTGTAATGGATGAGGCATAGTAGTACTTGCTACCATAACCTGCTGTGAATATTTATAATATCCACTAATACGCTTATTCCATTGGTGGCTAGACAATGATTCTACTACACTGTCTTTGCCATCGCGGGAATGTAAAAATTTATCATCACCGACATAGATTCCGATGTGTGTTGGTTCACCAAAAATATTAAAAACAATTAAGTCTCCAACTTCAGGCTTATCTACTGAAGTCCAAGACTCTTTGTGTTGATTTACTAATTCTTTTATGTTTTCGCTAGTTTCGCCATTATATTCTGTGGAATAACTTGGCAGCTCAATATTGAATTCTTGCAAGTAGTACAGACGAGCTAACCCCCAGCAGTCAATACCGTTAGTATCTCTGCCATTATTCTTATAAGGTAATCCAATATATTTGCTTAATGTCATTAAAATAATCCTGGAAAATAGCTAGGCGTAAAATTAAACGCAGGAAACGGTTCTACAGCATAACTAATCATGCTTACGTCAAAACTAATAGATTCTGAATTGTAAGTGGCGCTAGTTATGTAAAACCCAGGGAAGCTTGCTTCTACTGTATTAGGAGAACTCGCTAAAATTATTTCTATTAATAATTTTGTTGGCTTTGTTAGTTGTGTTCTTACTATCTCTACTGCTTCGGGCGTCACATAGTTTAAGATTATAGAACAACTAGGTGAGCCTGTATCTTGTTCGGTTGGTAGAGATACTTGCATAGGTAAAAATACAAAGTCGTTTGTACGACTTGTTACACCATATAGTACCTCGTCAGCAGTTTCGGATATTCTTTTAGTATAATTGTCTGCCAGCCTAATTACGGGTAAATTAGTAGCAGGATCATATATTGTTAAAAGCATTATTATGCTTTCTTCTGTTTCCGAAGAAAACATAGCTTTAACAGCTGCTGCGGATAAACTACTTAATCTACTCATGGCAATACTTCAAAGTTAAAACTTGTTTCCCAGTAGCCTGGGGCTAGATATTTTAGTTCAAATAACTGCCCTTCGCCACTTGGAACAATACGAGCCTCTACAGTTGTATTTAATCTTGGATGTGGAAAACCAAAACGTGCAACACCTTTTATATCATTTTTAATCCAACGCTCAAGTTCTGCTACATTAGCAGTTGTGAGTATAAAACTAAGTTGCATAGAATTAGGTTTGGCACTACGTCTACGTTGTTTTGCAGGACCTGAGTCCATACTAGAGCGAATTATATTCACCCCAATAGACTCAGTAAATCCCTTTTGGGGAACTTGTGGAAAGTTCCCCGTTGTGGGCCAAATGTATGTATATGCCATATTTATCTCCTAGGTACGGATGGTCTAGTACCAAAAGTATTAGAGAATGTTTGTTGTAAAGAGCTGCCTGACCTAGACATTTCTCCAGCAACCATATCTCCAATGACTACTTCTATTTTGCGATTTCCGCGACTGTCCGTAGTTTCCTTAGTAGTAGCTTTTTCGCTTCCATAGTTGTTAACAACTACATCTACACTTCCGCCGTTACCGCCTGCACGTACTCCAAGATTTCCGTTACTGTCACGCTTTAGTGGCATAATAGCTTCTGGACCTGCTTCGCCCATTAAACCAGTGCCTTTTCCGAACTTAAACAAAGTAGGTTGGCTTACAATAGAATTAGTAAACATTCCGCCTTTGGCAAAAGTTTTTAGTCCAGTATCGTAAACTCCGCCCTTAGCATTAGTTGGTCCAACAGGTCCGTAATCTAAACTACCTGGTGCTGGTCCAAACAATCCTGCAAGTGCAGGCCTAAATAATGAATATAGTGCCTTTGATTGCATTTGAAGTTCTAGGCGTAGTATACCTTCAACCATCGTACTAATAAGACTATTAAAACTAAGCTTTCCAGTTTTTGCAAACTCGACCATGGCATCTGCCATGTTATCAAAGCTCTGTCTAAATACATTTTCATATTGTGTTTGTTTATCCGCTAAGCTTGCAGTAATATCGGCTGTTTTTAATTTTGCTTGAAAATCTCTTTGAGCGGCCTCATTATCTAATGCAGCTCTAGACTGAATCATACTATACTGTAATTTCATTTCAGTAGATTCTTCGTCAGCACCCTCTAAAACCTTTTTAGAATACTCTAATTGTGCTAAGAATCGAGTCTTTTCAATTTCTTTTAATTTTTGAACTAAGTCTAATTGTGCTTGTTGATTAGTTAGTGTTTGAAGTTGTTGGGCTGCTTGCTGCTCTGTTATCGCACCTCGTGAAGCTAAAAGGCTTAGCTCTTCTTTTGCCGAATTAATGCTAGCAACACCAGTATCATAACCGGCTTTAGCAAACATCATTTTTTCTTCTTCAGCACGTACACGTTCAGCATCAAATACAGCAGCTTGAGCCAACATTGAGTTATACTCAGCTGTACCGACTGCAACAACACCTTTAGAGCCTGAAAGTGTTGTTTGACGTTGT